ACAGCGGCAGCAGTCGGCATGAAGGCGCTCTATGACAATAGCGCGACATTCCGCGGCATGATTGACGGAATCGTATCGAAGGCAAAGGAGCTATGGTCAGCGTTTCAGTCGGGAGGAACTAGCTGATTACTTTCTTCGTTATTACCACCGTCCATGATCGAAGATATAAACCGAATGAAAGAAGCGGTCGGCACCTTTGTTACGTATTTAGCGGAAAAATGGACTGCAATTCAGCCGACTGTTGATATGCTTAAATTCGCATTTCAGACGGCCGTTGAAAACATAACTTCCGTACTTTCCACTCTTTGGAATATAGCGGGGCCTATTTTATCCGTTTTAGGAAACGCAATTTCGATTATTGGTGACGTCGCAGTCATGGTATTTAACAACGTTATCGCACCGGCAATCGCGTTTAACACGAAGCTATTCCAAATTCTTTGGACGGTTGTTGGGCCTATCCTTGAATTGCTTGGCGCGTGCTTTAAGGTGCTAGGAACGGTAATTATGTGGTTGTGGGACACAATTGTAGCGCCGTTTGTTGATTACTGGACATCCGGACTCGTAGCAGGCCTAAATTTAGTCATGCCGGTACTTGATAAGGTTGGCGGAATGTTTAAAACAATCGGTAGCTGGATTAGTGCGGCGGCCGGACACGTAAGTAGTTTCGCAGATACTTTAAGTAAAATTAAAATTCCGGATTGGGTGCAAAAGTTAGGCGGATCCGCTACGAAGCTTGTTCAAAAGATGATACCTGGCGGAGATAAACCAAAAGGTCACTATCACGGCATTTCCAACGTTCCCTATGACGGGTATCAAATTTCCGCACATAAAGGGGAGCGTTTGTTAACGGCCCAGGAGAGCAAGGAGTTTAACGAAGGTAAAGGGAATAGCATTGGAAAAATCAGTATCACAGGCAATACGTTTAATGTGCGTGAGGAATCAGATATAGAAAAGGTAGCGATGCAGTTAGCGAAATTGATGGAGAGAGAAGCGTTTCAAATTACTGGATAGAACAACGAGCAGCACCTTACCGGGTGTTGCTCTTATTTTTTTGTAAAGGAGCGATAGTGTGAGACAACAAAAACGAATGTGCAAGCCGTATAAGGTATCTGATGTAGAGATAGAGCGCCTTAAACGTGAGTTGAAAGGACATATGACAAAGGTTGCAGCGATAGTTGTACTAGCCGAAAACGACGGATATTTAACGCAAGAAGAAGTGGCGGACATTGTCGGAGTGGCACGTATGACGTTATATCGCTGGCACCGTTATGACTATATTTATGCTTACGAGTTGGATCGACAATACGAATTAATGAGCGAGCATTACCGCTTGGAATTTCGCAAACGTAGTCGTAAAAAGACACCGATAAGCGCTTATATGGCCGATATGAATTACGTTAGCATTGCGTTAGGACTGTCGTAGAAAGATAGTATAAATCGTGCGAAAACGTTAATATTACGCCGTTTTAATGTTACATTTTTACGCATTTATGAACGTTTTGGGACGCTGAAATATCGGGGAGACGGCGTAAATGCACGCGCCCTCGAAACACTTTGAACGGACATTTCTTCGATTTGCATAGGTAAGGAACGGTAATATATACGCAAAATCACCGGGGAGAGCTTCGGATTGGCCGTCGCCTTCTGAAACTCGAGGGGTCGGATTTAAGCGGATTATTGACATATTTAGCGTTCGTAAACGTATACCATTACGGCTAATAAAGAAACGACCGATTTCTTCCGATATAAGCGTTCGTTAAGGCTTGAAACTAATTAAAGAACGTTCGTATAAAACGATTGACCTTTACGCACACTTTCGATAGTATTAAGGTATCAACTAATCGGAAATGAGGCGTTAGTAATGGAGCAGCGTAAATTCGGGTATGCGAGGGTATCGACGAAAGAGCAGAACGAGGAACGCCAACTCAATGATTTGCGTAATGCGGGCATTAGTGAGCGTGACATATTTGTCGATAAGGCAAGCGGTAAAGACTTCAACCGTGAGCAATATCAGATTATGAAACGATCAATGCGTAAAGGTGATGTGTTGTATATATCGTCGCTTGACCGTTTAGGTCGTGATAAGGAAGGGATTAAGCAGGAATGGAAAGATATTACGAATGATATTGGCGCTGATATTGTTGTAATAGATATGCCGTTACTAGATACAACTAAGCATAAAGATAGTGTAGGCACGTTTGTAGCGGACTTAGTATTCGAGGTATTAACGTGGATAGCGCAAGATGAAAGAGAACGAATTAGTAAACGCCAGCGTGAAGGAATTGACGCAGCTAAACGTCAAGGCAAGCATCTAGGACGCCCTAAGAAGTCTTATAATACGCTGTCACAAAAGGAGCAGCAGGCGTTCATTGAAGGCTATAACGCATGGAAAGCGGAGAAACAAACGGCGGTTCAAACGTTCGAAGGTTTAGGAATGACGAAAACAACGTTTTATAAAATCGTTAAAGAATACGAAGCGATCAACGGTTAATGTTGGTCGTTCCTTTTTTGCGCTGATCCCCAAAGGGGGCTATTCGGAGAGTGTCGTCAGCTACTCGGAATTTGCGCGCAATTTTTCAACATTTAGGGGTTATAAGCGTCCACATTAGTTATTAACCGCTATAAATACTCGTTATTAATTCCTAAAGTAATATATATAGTTATTAGGTTAAAAAACGTACAATTTGCAATGCTGACATTCGCATTGAGAGCGTTCGAAACTCGCTTAGTCGCATAGTTGGTCGTGTCGATGCGTCTAGCAACTTATCAAGTTACTATTGCATGGCGGAAATATTTAGTATATCGTATAGATAATAGAAATGTACGGAAATAAAAAACAACTCTCGCTGAAAGTAATCGGATGGCCGTCCTTTTACCTTCACTCATACCGTGATAGGACCACGGTGCAAGCTTGCTAGAGTTGGTTTATACTAAATTATATGACATAACGTCTATCGTTATTCTATACGATATAGCGTTATAATTCAATACTTTAGTTATAAATCAATTCTTGTAATTTAGTCGCTTAAAGCGTCTTGCATCGTTATAAACACGTTGCGAGGCGCTTTTTTCTTTCCGAAATTGGAGGAATTGACTATGCAGGCATATGAAAAATTAAACGACTATATCAACTTTAAGGACAAGGCGGAATTTAACGAGCATCTAACAGCGCATAGGCAAGCGCATTGTTACGAGTTAAATGAGACGGATAAGTCGCTACTAGTCTATCTATCCCGCTATGCTATCCGATATACCGGCGCAGCTTATTTAAAGGTCGCTACGATGGCGAAGTTTATCGACAAGTCGGAATCTACGGTTAAGCGATCAATCCGCAAATTAGAGAAGCTAGGCATTATTAAACGCATCCCTAACAAGCGTAAAGTATTAGGAGGATTTGGCGCTAATATTATCCAGTTCCAACGCTATGAGCATAATAATGAACTATCGCAAGTAGACGGTTGCCCGGCGGAAGATAATAACGTGAATGCAAGCGAGAGTAAGGCTGAGCAGGAACACGCTACTATTAAACCTATTAATTCGTCAAAGCAACAATATTTTAAAAAGAATACGTATCACGAAGCGTTATCTGAGAATGAAGCTAATAAATTAGTTAGTAAGGAATTCAAGGATATGTCGCTTTATGAACGAATTAAATACTTAGTAAGCATGACGACTAATGACACGGATGATTTAAAAGAATATTGCAGAGTTGTTTACGGAAACATCAAAAGATTGCTTAAATTCGACAGTTTCAAGCCCTACGAGGCTGATATTGAAGCGTTAGCATTAGATTCGATTAAAACTACTATCTACGCTAAAAACGTCCATACGACGCGTCCTGCGTTCTTACACGGTGTATTAAATCGCAAGATTGAACAATTCAAGACGGATTTAGCGGAGTTAGAATCGTCCTCAAATGACGAAATCATCAGCGTACCTGGACAAATAACGTATAATTGGTTAGAAAACTATTAATCTATCGGAGTGATTCGTATGAATAATCGTCCTATGGCGCCTGGCCAAGCTGCGGACTATTTAGGAGTCGGAACTACGGCATTAAAGAAATACGCATCCTTACTTGAACAAAACGGACATACTATCGGTCGTAACGATAAGAATCATCGCCTCTATGTCGGTGAAGATATAGCGTTGATCCGGGCTATGCTCATATTGAATCGCCATAAGTCCGTCCCGTTGGAGGAAGCAGCGAGTATCGTTACAAGTGCCGGCACTGACATTGCGGAAATTTTATCGTATGACGATAGCCATAGCGATACGCATGACGACGTTCATACCACCGAACCAACCGTCACGACGACACATATAGCGCCAAGTCCGTCACATGTACCGGAGTTTGTGACGCAGTTTATTGCTACGTTACAAGAGCAGGCGTCTGCCTTCGAATCGATGCGCGAGGAAATGCGCGAGCAGAATAAGAAGCAAGAGGAAACGATTGAGGCATTACGGAAGGAAATCGAAGCTTTACGTAATGAGCAAGCTAATAAGCCGACTTCAATTTGGGCGAGACTCTTCGGTCGGTAATTTGAAATCAATGATAAGTCTAATATCGTCTATATCCAGCGCCTTTGCTATTTTACTTATGGCGCTCTTTGGTATGCGCTCCATTTTATTCGTCGCTAATTCTGAGATCGTCCGGTTAGATAATCCTGTCATTTCTGCGAGTTCTTTTTGTTCGATTTTGCGCTCTTTTAAAAGTTGCTTCAATTTAATTTCGACTTCCACACGATCACCTCAAATTTTTTTATTTTCGGCAGGCATAATTTACGGCGGGCGTAAATATACTACTTCTAGATACGATTCCTCAACCGATTCCCTATTAATTTCTAGTAGTTCGACTTGGAACACGCTAAATCCTTTAATATCAACGCTTAAACCGTACTTTCAAACATTCCCGTTGACTGTAACTCTTACTACGTAAGCTAACCGTGACGCAATTTAATTTGTGAAAGGAGATGTTTATGCTTTTTGAGATTGTAACAACTTCCATTTTTGGTGCGATTGCAACAAAAGCTTTCATTTCTAAAAAAGGATTGGCGACTAACGATTCGGGCAAGATTCAGCGAATCATATCGCTATCCGGTCTAAATGTGAAGGACGGTCAAGACACTTTGACTACGACTCTAATCCGTAAGAAAAAATACGATTGGGGATGGGAATATCGGTACAGGATCCCACTAGGACGGTCTTATGACGATTACGTGGCGAAGCTTAGAACGCTAGAGGACGGCTTAAATAACCGTCGCAAGCGTATCACATTCGCAGATTTAAAGGCGCTGCAGTTCGATAAAAACATTATCGAGAGTTTAAGAACGTTATGGAAAACGAAGCTTACGGAACGTAAGGAAATCGAGCTTGACTATGACGGTCTATTAATCATCCGAGTATATGAGAAGCCGTTGCCACAAGAGGTTGCGTTTGAGCCTGGCGATAAATGGTGCGTTCCAGTCGGCTTAACTCGCGCTAAGAATACGTTTAAATATCATGACTTTGAAAAGATACCGCATTTAATTATTGGCGGGGCAACTCGCTACGGTAAATCTAACTTTATTAATGCGCTTATAAACAGTCTATTGCAGTCGCAACCGGATTACGTCCACTTCTACTTTGTAGATTTGAAAGGCGGCGTCGAACTATGTGATTACGAGCATATCAAGCAAACGGAATCTATCGCATACGAACCGGAGGAAGCCTTAGAGACGTTGCGAGCTGCTTACAATAAGATGCGATCCATACAACGCCAATTACGGTATAAAGGCGCCAAGAAAGTCGAGCAAGCAGGCATTAAAGACCGATACTTCATCGTTATAGACGAAGTTGGCGAGTTGAATCCGGATGAAGCCGTAACAAGAGAAGAGAAGGCGCTCAAACAAGAATGTCAAACGCTTATGAGTCAAATCGCAAGGCTTGGCGCTGGCCTCGGCTTCCGTCAAATACTAGCGACACAATATCCTACCGGCGATGTAATTCCTCGTCAATGCAAGCAGAATAGCGACGCTAAACTGTCGTTCCGTGTGCAATCTGCTACGGCTTCACGCGTTGTATTAGATGAAACCGGGGCGGAATTATTGCCTCAGATAAAGGGGCGAGCGATATATCAAACGGCTGATAAGCGTGAGATTGTGCAGACGCCATTGATTACGACGGACATTATTCAGTCATCTATTGAACCTCATTACGTTAAAAAGGAGCGTTATATTGAGAAAGAAATCGTTAACGAAGCGAGAAGAGAAGATTCTATTACTATTGAAAAGTTGTGATTATCTAACTCGCGATCAGTTGAATAAGTATTTCAATCTCGGAACAATCCGCAATACAAATAGAGTTTTAAACGACTTATCGGAATATCTATCGACAGTACGTGAAGGATATCAGACGATATTTTATCTAAACTCGCGAGGTCGCGATTACGTGGACTGCGACAAGGTCCGGAAGAAAGGCGGTCATATTCAGCATATTCTCATGCGCAACGACTTATGGCTTTTCTATAATTGTCCGCGAGATTGGAAGAATGAGATAAAAATATCTAACGGAAAAGAAGCGTTTGTTGCTGACGCCTTATTTACTCGTAACGGTTTTTATCACTTTGTAGAAGTGGATCACTTGCAGCCGATGAAAGAGAATCGCGAGAAGATTAAACGTTATAGAAGCTTATTAGAAGGCATGGTAAAGAAGTTCGGCTACTATCCGACTCTTATATGGTTAACCACGTCAGAGCATCGTAGAGAGCAGATTGAGGCGGCTTGTGAAGGATTAAAAGTGAAAGTCTACACAACTAACGACATCTACTAGGAGGGAACTGGAATGTTTAAACGTAATAAAATCGAGGTTGTACCGGCGATGGATGAGGTTACTTATGAGAGAGAACGCGATATGCATAAGAAGTACGCAACAAAAGTGGAAGTGGCCATCGCTACTGCGATTCCAAGCGTTTTAAGTGTCGGGCTTGCAACGCATCAATTCGCTAAGCAGACGGCCATGATAACAGCTTCAGCGCCAGTATATGCGCCGACAGACGCGATGATTCCAACCGGGGCAATTGCTGACGCCTCATTAACGATGTTAGCAAGTGTATTAGATCCCGTACTCGATATACTGGTGGCCATCAGCTTCCCTATAGCAAGCGTAATCGTAGTTGCCTCTTTCTTCTTAATAATGATAGGTAATCAAGAGAAGGCGTTTGATATGATGCTGAAAGGCGGCCTCGGATATATCCTTGTGCAATTATCACCTATGCTACTCCAAATTTTGAAAAACGTTGGTTCGTTAATATAACAAAAATTAACGATTGACGACACGTAATGTATATTATGTGCCGTGTAATGGAAATTCGGAGTAATTTAATCCAAAATTTAACAGCTAACAGCATATAATTCAAATTATGTGACGTTAGGAGTATCAAAGTGATTGCAAATAAAAGCGCCCTGTCTCGCGTTGAGAAGGGCGTTTATTTTTTAAATTCGATTACTAATTCAAGATTTAACGCGTTTGCAATATTCTCTAAATCATTAACCGTATATGTACCGTTCTTCATCTTCTTAGATAGATTTGATTGTGTCATATTAATAGCCTCAGCCAGTTGAGTTGCCGTCATATCTTTTTCAACTAATAGGAGCTTGATTTGCTTTGTAATTTCCATATTCAACATCCCTTTTCATAAGTTATATTCATTCTAACATAAATTATGAAAAATATTCATAAAATATGTTGACGTGTGAATAATATTCATATATTATGAATTTAAGGAATAATTAATGAATAGAAAAGGGGCGCTAATAATGAACTCACAAGTTGAAGTAGTGGTAATCGAAGAAGGATTTTCATTCGTAAAAGAAACGACAGAAATTATCCCAGGTCTTGTTAGACTAGAACTTTATCGCGAGGAAGAAGCACCGACTGACGCAAGTTTATTTATAGGAGAAAACGTAATTCACTTTGGATGGACTCCTGAAAGCGAGCGCTTGTTTAACGAGAATATCGATGTGGCGGAAGTAATCGAACTTCTATGCGTACTTGCAACACCTTCACATTACAAAGCATAATTAAACGGTCTTGACGCAAATGTTTGCAGCCATTGCGTTAAGGTAGGATGGATCGCAGTAATATTTGGCGGTATTACTAGCGGGCTAAGTTGACTATAGATGACATATTACAAATCGAACGGTGTAACGTTATAACGTTTTGGCGGGCGCTATAACGGTCTAAATATAGGGCAGAGTGTTGCAGCACTTTTGCCAAGGAGAGCAAGGTGTTTGGCGGCGCCTTGCTTTTTATTACGGTATTTTTACGTAAAAACTACGGTACGACTGCTGATTTATAAGAGATTGATAGGTCGACTACGGTATTTTTACGTAAAAGTTCCGTAATTGAATGAGATTTAAGCTGATCACGGCAAGGGACTACGGTATTTTTACGGAAAAATTACGGAACTTTAAAGTCGGAGGCAACTTTTATCTGAAATCTGTCTTAATCGTTCAATTTTTTCGGGATTTATAAGTAGGAGAAGTTTTTTAGTTTAACCGTTACATTTTCCGATGTTCAAGTCCGCATTTAGTAGTGAGAGAAAATTTTTTTTATTGCCCGAAAATGGCGGTTTTAGTGCGTTTATCAGGTATAAGGGTAATTTCACCAACTCGGTAAAGTGCGCGAAATTGACCACTTTTGTCATATAAGTCTATTAGAAATGTAAATTCTAAAAAATTTCTGGATAGAAGTATAGAGAAAGGTTTCCGAAATTTGCGGTTTTAATGGGTGTACCTAGTAGGAGTTAAATTTTCCGCTGTGAAATTCAGCGTTTATATAGATTTTCAGAATTAGGAGGTATCTGCATGAAACAAAAGAAGCCGATCCGTTCATTACGGATAGCAAACGAACTTGTCGCAAGAGGTCATAAGATTTTAGGCGTTGAGCCAAGTCGGAAATCCGAAGGATATTTCGTATTCATATTCGAGGATACACCGGAGTTACAACGCATTTTAACAGAAAGTAACCGTAAATATTCCGCCGATTAAGGCGTTCACATACAGCTAACAACATGCAAAGGAGACGATTATATGACGGAGAAAAAAGAAGAAGTAAAAGCGATGCCGTACGAATGCGAGAAGAAGTGGGTTGGTGTAGAACACGCAGCATTGACTGTGTATACGCTGCATCCGAGATTTAGGGGCAATACTCTATTGGTTTATCTCTATCTCTTGAAGAATCATAACCGTAGTAAAGGTTATAGCTACCCGTCCTTTGACGATATGGAGCTGCAGCTAAATTTAAGTCGCGATGTTATTTCGGACTCAATAACCTTATTGCGAGAACTCGAAATGATAAACGTATTTAAACGCGGTAGAAGAAAAAGTCATGCGTATACATTCAATAAATTAATTGAGGACGAAGTCGAATTTATTTCGCGATACCAAGAAGCGGTCCCGAACTATGAGAAAAAACTCGCGTTGAAGCAAAAGATGGAGCAGAAAATGGCGGAGTTTGACCAATTGATTCCGGTCGAGTCGGAAAAGTCGATTTCATAAAGTCGGGAAAATCGACTAACTCCAGTCTGTTTATTGGTATATATAAAGACTTATACGATAAAGACCGAGTATATAAAGACTTAAAAACATAGCGCTTAGATTGCTAAAGCAATCAACCGCAATAACTATCACTACTATATACCTTATCGCAATTAATTTAATGAGATATAGATAAAAGAAGCTCGAAGTCTATTTTTCCGACTTTGAGAAATATAAATTAGGAGGAACAGCCAATGACGAATATAGTCGCAGCTAAACCGATGAAAACGGAAGAAATTATGAAGATGTACCAAGTCTCACGTGCCGAAGCAATGGTTCAGAAAGCCATATACGACTTATGGTTCGGTAACTATTCGAATGACTCGCTAACAACTGAGGATCGAATAAAGATGACGGAAGATTTTACGTCAGAGTACGCCGACCCTGACAAAGTGAAGGTGGACAAGCCGTTCTTAAGGCATCCGATGACGTACCGTAAACAGTTCCAACGTACGGCCACTATTGCCGAAGTCTTAGGGGATTTTATTCTGCGAATTGACCAGGTATGTGAACGTGACGAGGAATATCCCATACACGGCACCGAGAAAGTCTTTATGGACGGTCAAAAAGCCCAAAAACGAGAATTGTCCATATATGCGCAAGCTGAACAGGATCGTGCAGAAGCATTATCGACAAGCCATTTAGTTAAATACAGATTTACCAACGGTACGACTAGGCCGTCATATTCGATTGATGAGGCCGATGTAATTGCCGAAGCATCGCTAGTTGGTCGTCATAAAGCTGGCTATAAAGCGCCTACGGTCGCGGAGTTTGGCAGTACATTGCGTAAAGTTAAGGCGAATCCCGATAAATGGGCGACTCATTTCGCATTAAAAGGCTATGACTACGCTATTACTCTACGTAAAATTAAGCGCCTGGATATCGGTAGAGTTCGAGAATGTATCGAATGTGGAGAGCCGTTTTATGCACATGATTTGCGTAGGAATGTCTGCGACTTGCAGCATGGAATCGTTAAAAGAGACGGCAAATGGGTGCGCTCGAAGTCGTCACATTGCGAGATGCAAAATGCGAAAAAACGTTCTGAAAAACAGCGTGAAACCGCGTAGTTACCGTATTTAAACGCCATACAGAAGTGTAAGGGGAAAAATGCCCCGCCTTTTATTTAAAGTATAAGTACGGAAATTACAGAAAGGTGAGTGAAGATAATGAAAGGTCACACGGTAAAAGCTATCAGACTATACAATGATAAATCGCAGAAAGCCTTCGCCCAAACGATGGGGTTTAGTGAGAGCGCGATTGCAGCCGTTGAAAGCGGTCGTAACGAGCCGAGTCAGCGCTTACGAGCTCAAATTGCCCGTCATTTTCCGATAGATGATCAATTTATAAATTTTTTAAGAGATTTCGAAAAAATAAATGGATATATCCAAGATAACACTATCATAAGTTGAGGCGTTTGTAAAGCATTTGGAGGTGAGTGAGTGAATGAGAGATTGCAAGTATTAATCGCTTATCTTTCAGCGTTGGCAAGCGTTCAAGCCACCGGCGTTAAGGTACGCGATGAAATTTTAACAACAATAAAAATTATTGAGGGAGAGATTGAGAATGAGAGAAAACAGCACAGTAAAGATGAAGGTATGTAAATATTGTCACGTAGAAAAGTCGCTCGAATTATTTGAGGTAGACAAACGATTAAAAGACGGTCACACGAATAGATGCAAAGAGTGTCGTAGTAAACAACGATACGAAAACGGCGAGTATGAGCGTGAAAAGTTCCGAAAACACGAAATTAAATCGAATTCTCCGACTTACTATACTGCCGAAGTTTTACAACGGATGATGAGCGCAACGAATTGTACTTATTGTGGGGACGAATTAAATCGAATTAAAGAGAATCCAAAGCAAGCGACGATGGATCACGTTTATCACGCTGGAGGATATGCCGGTAAAAATATCGATGAAAATATCGTACCAGCTTGCCGGGCATGTAATGCCGCTAAAGGAAAGGACCATGTATTTGACTTTTACCTCCGTTCAGAAAGATTTACAGAAGAATTATGGCTCGATTTTGTCAGTGGTTTTGCTTCTAGGATACTACGGAGAGAGCCGACGGCAGAAGATGTAGATGCGGTTGCATTAGGTCTTGCGGAAGATGCTGCGGATATAAGGGCTGGGAGAATATAATGAGCGAATTATGGCGAGTTTCAGATAACCGTTGGCATTTATATATAGACGCAGAACACAAGCGAGAAATCCGTAATATAAAACGCTCTCGCTCGTGGGAAATCGTCGCAACATACGAGAAAAATGGTCGGGTTATTGCGTATCAGTACGCGGTGCCCGATTTTGAATATCGGAAGGCAAAACGCATAGAAAACCGAATCAACGAAAGTTGCATATATGAACATAAAACCGCATAAATAGCGGCTTTTTTAATTTCGAGGATAAATCCCTTTAGGAAGAAATTTTAACGGCTAATTCAACGGGAGTTTTACAGAACCAGGTTTATATATGTACAGAAATTAAAGGGGTGTCGTGGTGAGAGAGTTCTTCGTTTGCGTTGACTATATAGGGGACATTAAAACGGCGATTGTTACGGATAAAGATCGTGTCATCGGTGTTATTGGTGACGAAGGGATGTCGAATACAGACTTGCTACGTGCTTATTCGCATCTAATACGTGAACATTCGCAAGACGGCGCTATTTATACGAATCACAAGCAAATAAAGTATCGAAGGCTGCATACTGGCGACTTTGATTTCAGATATATTTATCGAGATTTCAGTGGGAGTCGTAAAAAGCAGTTCAGGGAATTAGCTTATCGATATATTGATGAACAAGACAAATTACTAAAACGGGGGAATTAACGAATGGGACGATTTGAGAGAAAGAGTAAAGAGTTTAAGCCTTATGAAAAACGTAAGAAATCGGTTAAGAGGTATAACAAAAACGGGATTCCAATCGAAGGCGAACGTCACGCTAAGACGAAGCGTTTTCCAGGAGAGGTGTAACGTATGGAGGTCTTAGTAAACAAATATGAAAGAGAAGTCAATCACTTCGGGCAATTAGAGTACTTCTATAAGGTTCACAGAATACCAGGTGGTAAGGTTTTAATGACATTCTTCGTTCCGACTGATAGAGACGAAGAAACGGCGGAACATCAAGTAATTGCAGACATCCATGAATACTTAAAAACTAACAATTTAACAGCTTTAAATAAATTTTAAAAAAGGGGATATGAAAATGACAAAGAATATCGAGAAATTAAACGAGTTAATGGAAAAAGGCTATGAAATCGCACGTAGAAATCCTACGAAACTAGCGCTTGAATTTAAGCAAGAATACTATGCGGAAGTGGAGAGAATCAAACGTGATCCTGACCATTCGCCGACTAAAAAGGCTTATTTAGTTGAGGAATTACAAGGTAAATTCGGCAAGCAATTATTCCAAGTCTTAGCGGATATGAAAGCCGAGTATAAAAAGACGGTAGAGGAAGCTCAAAAGCTAGCGCAGACTATTCAAGCGGCAGACTTAGAGAAGCCTAAGGATCCTGCTGAGCTTAAATTGTTCGAGCAAGCATTAACCGACCTTAAAACGGCTACGATGCTAGGTATGAACGCTAAACGCTCAATCGAGGCAGTAGACGCATTTATAGGTAAATATGGTGATAATCCTTATTACGCTCAACAATTGAAAGTGCAGTTCCCAACGATAGCCGGCAACGTACTCGGAATCGAGGGAACGCCACAGAACCGCCACGCGCTTGCTAAAGTATTGGAACGGGTGGAAGCGAAAGCAACAACGCCGGAACGAGAGAAGGCTGCAGAAGCGTTAGGATTCTTTGGAGACGGTGAAGTTAAATTTTACCTGGAAGGTACGGCTCCATATAACTCATATGCTTCGATTATCGGACCGAAAGCAGTGACATATCTGAATAAACCGGAAGAAGCATTGACACAAATAGCAGCGGCAGAGCAATCGGCAGAGTAGTCGGTTGCTTTTTTAATTCAAAAATAAAACACAAAGGGGATAGAAAAATGGGATTAATTATTAACTACACAAATGAAGAGGTACTTATTAGCGGAGATACACACTTAGAGGAGAAATTACCGGAGGGCTTCGATGCTTCGGAAATCGATTTAACAGGAGAGCGGATAAACGCTGATAACCTGGCGATTGCTTTTGAATACGCTCAATGTAAAGGGATCGAAGCGATTAAGTTTTACTTCGCTTTAAAGCAGGAGTTCTTAAAGCAGCAGGAGATTGCAAGAGCGGAGGAATATGAACGACCAACAGTAGCCAATACGCCAGCAATTACATCGCAGTCAATCAAACCGATTAACGGGTAATTAACGCAAAGCCTTGTCGATTAAGTTCGGCGGGGCTTTTTCTATTAGGGTCCTCGCGGGCCGCCAATTGAAATTCCTCCAATTTACGGGCGTACGACTAGTGCGCTCAATTTTTTTATGAAAGGGTGAATGTAATGAATCCAGAATTAAATATACTCTCCTTTGCTACTCAAGCTGCCGGGATGGCAGTACAAGACGGAACGAGGAGCCAGGCAGAATTAGAGCAATGGTTATCGCGTGTAGACGGGATTGATAATCCGTTATTCGAGCAAGCAAAACGAGAAGTAACAATGGCTTTAAAAGCAGCTATACGTTATCAGAAGTCTCAAAGGCCGCTAGAGGCGAAACTTACTCGCAAGCACATAGAAAAAGTAGCTGACGAGTTTGAGCGTGTAACTAGGTTAGTGCAACGCAAAGAAGGTGCTAAAAATGGCGTATGAGTTAAAGTCTGTATTCGAAGTACAAGACAGGATGTCAGCGAAGGTACGTAAGATCACGCAAGAGATTAATAAGTTAGATATAGCTTTTAAACGTGCTACAGCGTCTGCAACACAGTTTAATAACACGCAAAATAAGCAGTCTAGTGCGGTTAACCGTGTCAGCAACTCGTTTCGAACGTATAACAACACGATAAACAATACGTCTAATACGATTAATCGTTATACGAACATCATAAATCACAATACCCAAGCAATAAGCAATAATATTACGCAAATTAACCACTATAACAGTGCAGCAAATGCTATGCGTAGTAACGTTAGCAAACAGGCGTCAACACTCGGAAATCTACGCAATATGTTACTCGGAGTGGCTACGGCTTACCTAGGCGCTCAGGGGGCAGCAAAGGCGTTTAACGTAACAATCGGAGCAGCTGCTTCGTATGAACAACAATCAATGGCGTTGGCTGGTATGATCGGAGACGCAAAACTTGCAAATGACTACTTAAAAATGGTGGAAAAGACGGCCATTAAAAGTCCGGTTTTGAATAGTACCGATATGATGGGTAGCTCAAAGGCGTTCGTCGGATTAACAAAAGATATTTCTCAACTTGAAAAGATATGGGGCTTAGTTGAGCGTATTCAAGCGTTCTCGGGCGTTGATACCCATCAAGCAAGTTTTAGTACGAAGGAACTCTTCCAGGGCGATTATATCAGCATGTATGACGCTATCGGACTTGATAAAAAAGAATTACAGAAGATCACCAAGATGGGCGGACTAGATAAAAAGGTTAATGCGCTCGATAAATTGCTAAATAAGATGGGCGTCAATCAAAAAATGGTCGATAATATGGGGAATACTACGCTCGGATTATGGTCGCAACTAGAGGAAAAGGCGCAAAGTTTCTTCCGTAAAATCGGTGAAAGTGGTAATACAAAACTCGGCGGAGTATTAAGGCAGATTAATAGTGTGTTTGACTCGATAACAACAAAGGAATTTATTGCAGAAGCAGACGCAGCGTTAGCCGGTGTCTTACAGAAAGCGATAGACGTAGGAAAGTTCCTTTGGAAATGGCGTGAGCCAGTTATGTACGTTACAGGCGCAATAGCTGGAGCGATGACAGCGCTAGTCGGCGTTGGAATTATCGCAGCTCTAGCGAATCCAATATCGCTTATTGCAGCAGGAATAACAGCGGCAGCAGTCGGCATGAAGGCGCTCTATGACAATAGCGCGACATTCCGCGGCATGATTGACGGAATCGTATCGAAGGCAAAGGAGCTATGGTCAGCGTTTCAGTCGGGAGGAACTAGC